GTTCCTGATATATCATAAGAGTCACAACCAAATGCTCCCATGTGTTCATTACCAGGATATTTTATACCGTTTTTCAAAACCACTCTATTTTGTAGTTGTTGAGGTGGTACCCAACTAACTTTAAATCTACCTTTTTGATCTGGATAGAATATAACTTGTGAATCTTTAATACCATTAACCCATTGAAAATTACCAGTAGTAATACCAAGAGTTCTAGACATTTCTTCATTATAATCTATTTGCTCGTATATTTTTACAAGATTAAAAATAGAGTTTTTAGTTTCATCTCTAAACGCATGTTCTTCAGTTCTAGGAAACTGTCTGTAAAACTCATTTAAAGCATCTTGGTCACCTTTTAATCCTTCAGCTTCATTTTGCCAATGATCTATTACGCCTACGTCTATTAGTTCACCGTCTGGGGCAAACACATCTGTGTTAGGAGTAGTGAATACTGGAACTCCGTACTCGTCAATAAA